ACGATTATGACGAGAACTAGAGCAAAAGAACTTCTGCCAATTTTACAGGCATACGCAGACGGAGAGGCAATACAGTATCGAATAAGTCCACTAGACGAATGGGTCGACTTTACAGAAACCTTTGGTACTTTCAGAACGGATATTGAATACCGCATTAAACCTGTTGATTTTTCTGTCTCAAATTGCGTGCGTACAGAGAACAACTCGGACGGTACTTCGTGTGGTGTCGAGGTGAAAGTGAAAAGAACAGAACGCGGTTGGGCGGGGCATTTTATTTGTGCGGATAGTTGCAAGTTTAGAAGAAACACTTTGCTTGAGTATAACGATAATGTGAACGATAAAGCGATTGTTGTTTCGACTGTTGGTGCTATGTATCTGAATGGCAAACTCGAAGAAATCGGCTCGAACAGACACTACGAAACAATGGCGTTCTACGTTGATAAGGATAGCGGAGAATACAAAGATGCAGATGTTTCAAATCAAGTCTACTTCGACAGTCAGTGGGCTATGAAATGGCATAAAGGTTATCCCGACAATGAGGCAAACGAGATGCACGAGAATGTTGTTAAGGAACTTACAGAAAAACTTTTAAGAGGTGAAGTATGATTGAAGTAAAGGCAACAAACACCAAAAAGAAGTTTATGTGTTCTTCTAAAGACAAGATTATGGACAACGGATGTTGTTATCAGTTAATGACACAGACATTTCATAAAGATTGGTCGCAAGTTTGTCCTGTTATTTCAAAGACAGAGTTTAATCGGCTTATAAAACTTGGTGTACTTAAAGAACCTTATAAGCAGAAAAGAAATTTTATAGAAGTAATGATTTACGACTTTAAGGAGATAAAAGAAAATGATTAAAGAAGAATGGTATGTAATTCTTAATATGAATTGTAAGTATGAGATATGCAGAATGTGTCCTAAAAGTGGATTATTCAAAGGTACATATGAAGAATGTGAGAATTGGATAAAACAAAAGCAGAAAGAGAGGTATAAAAATGACAGACAAAGAAATTATCGATTTTCAGACAGAGCAGATTAACAAACTCGAAGAACAGATTGAGAAAATGAAATGTTGTTGCAACTGTAAAAAATGGTATAAAGAAGGGGTTGATGATAGTGGCAATTATCCTTGTTATCACCATGAATGTAATGATAAATGTTCGATATGGGAGATGGATGAAAGAAAATGACTGATGATTTATACTACAGAAAACTAGAAAGTACATCAACTACAGATTTGGTTGATATGATAAGAGATAAGGACAAGCAGATTGCCGACCTTGAAAAGGAAAACGCAGGACTGAAAAGCGACTATAAGGTTTTAAGTTGCTCTGTTGGGGATTTTGGAGAGTTGCAGGACAAACTTGAAGAAGAACAAAGAAAGAATAACGGGCTTTCTGACAATTTCACCAAAGCAAAAGAACTTCTTGCAAAATGGGTAGAATTATTCAAACCAAAAGGCGGTAATATTCCACCAACACCGATACAGGTTGATACAGAGCAATTCTTAAACGAGGTGGAGAAATGAAAATATTAACTAGGAAAGAACTAAACAAAATCCTTGAAGAACATAGGCATTGGATTAACGAAGATTGTGAGAATTGGGAAACAATGAAAGCAGACTTGCGTGGTGCAAACTTGTGTGATGCAGACTTGTGTGATGCAAACTTGCGTGATGCAGACTTGCGTGGTGCAAACTTGCGTGATGCAGACTTGCGTGATGCAAACTTGCATGGTGCAAACTTGCATGGTGCAGACTTGCGTGGTGCAAACTTGCGTGATGCAGACTTGCGTGGTGCAAACTTGCGTGATGCAGACTTGCGTGGTGCAGACTTGCATGGTGCAGACTTGCGTGGTGCAAACAACGTTCCTTATATTCCTATGGTGTGTCCAGAAGAAGGGGACTTTATCGGTTGGAAAAAAGCAGAATGCAACAAAAGTAAAGTAATTGTAAAACTACATATTCCTTCTGACGCAAAAAGAAGTAGTGCGACAACAAGAAAGTGCAGATGTTCCAAAGCAGAAGTTATTGCAATCTACAATCTTGACGGAACAGAAGCAGAAGAAACATCTTGTCATTCTAATTATGACAACTCTTTTATCTATGAAGTTGGCAAAATCGTAGAAGTAACAGACTTTGATGAAGATAGGTGGAATGAATGTGCCAAAGGTATTCATTTCTTTATCAACAGACAGGAAGCAATTAATTATTAAAGAAAGTGAGGTAGAAAAATGACAGTAAAAGAGTTGAAAAAGGTAATAGAATCGTTATCTGATGATTTTGAAATTGTTATTAGTGCGGATGTTGGTGGAGATAGACCTTTTAATTTTCGGGAATTAAAAGATATTTTTGTTGATATTGGTTATTCAAGTAAGGTTGTTCACTTTTTTGGAACAATTAAGGACTAAACGAGGTGGAGAAATGACAATAACGAAAAAGAGTTATGAACGAGCATTATTAATTGCTTATCAAACAGGAATGATAGACGGATATGGTGTTGAACATACTGATTTGCCAAATGAAGAAAAGCGAGCCTGTGAAGATTACATCAAGCGTATGGGGTTCAAATACAGTTATGGTGATTTAACCAATTCACAAGAGAACAAGTGAGGGAAAGATGAAATATAGATTTGTTTTTAAAAGGAAAAGTTATAATTCACAGATTACTTATCAAATAGAACGGGAATCTTATGACGGCAATTATAAAGCAGAGCAAGCGTGGCACGATGCCTGTTGTCTGTTGGATTTTGGAATATTTGATGAAGTGTTAATGTATGATGAAACAGGGCACGAGTATAAAGAGTTTTATTGAGGTAAAATTATGTTTGAGAAAGAAGCAGAAGAATATATCAAAGAACACACATTTTTCGATGAAGAATATGGAGTACAGAGTTTAGATGTTGTAAATAAAACTATATTCAAAGACGGTGCAGAGTTCGGCTATAACAAGGCTAACGAATGGCACTATGTAAAAGACGGAGATTTGCCGAATACAGAGTTAGGTAGAGTGGATGTTACGATTGCTTACATCAATGCTTACAAAAATCCTTGTAAAATGGACTGTTGTTTTGACGGAACTAATTTCATTTATTGGGATGCAAAACCTGTTGGTTGGAAAAAAGCAGATATTTTTGGCAAGATTTATGCTTGGAAATATCCAGAAAGACTTCCAGAACTTCCAAAGGAGATTGAATAGATATGACAGAGCAGATGGCAGAATACAGAATGATACCATTAAGGCAAATGGCAAAGAAACTAGGAATATCTGCAACCTATCTTTACGACATTGAAAAGGGAAGAAGAAACCCGTCTAACGAAGTATATCAGAAAATGCTTAAAGAATATCGGGCAGGTGTCAAAAAGTTTTTCAAGGTTGTTATCGAACCGAAAGTTATCAGAATTAAGGAAGGTGAAAATGGCAAAGAAAGAACTTAAAGAACAGTTGAAAAGTTATGAAGGGTATGTAAACGACATTCCACTTGTTATAGACCCTTGTCGAATGTGTAAGGTATATAAGGAGCATAACGGGTGGTGTATGAGCGAGGTTAAGAACGGAGAATGGGTAGACGGGGCTTGTAAAATGTGTTGTTGGTTCTATGACAGTAAGTTTGAGGTGGGTAAATGACAGATAAGCAAAAAAAACAAAGGGAAGAAGCATTGAAAAAGTCCGGTGGAGTGTGTGCGATCTGTGGAAAATCGCTTTATAATACGCACGGACAATTTGCTCACGCTATCGGGAATACTGTCGTAAACCGCAAGAAGTACGGGACATTTTTAATTGATAGTGCTTTTAACGGTGCTTATGTTTGCAGCCTTGAATGTAACAAAAAGGTTGATATAGGGAAAACACCCGAAAAGATATTTGCAAAACTTGCTGAGATTTTAACACTTGAAATCAAGGATAAAATGGGAGATAATATATAATGGATTTGAAGATTGCTAGTCGTAAGGCTTTTGACATCGCAAAGAAACGCGGTCAACACAAGGGTGACGGTCTGGATACAGTAAGAGCTTTGAAACATTGCGCGGGCGAAATAATTGAAGCGTGCGAAGCGTATACAAAGTTTATTTTCTGTCAGAACGATATTGCCGATACTTTTCCCGAAGAAATCGCAGATGTTGCAATGTGCGTTCTGTCAATCTGCGGGGCAGAAAATATTGAGCTTGAGCAGGAACTTTTGAAAGTATTTGAAAAGAACATTGCGAGGATAAAATAAAATGGAAGTGGAAGGCGCTATAAGGGGCTATCACAAAGACGCTTCGATTCTTGCCGCGTGGATGCGCCTTTATATCTGCATTACAACGGACGATATAGACGAATTCTATATGGCGCTTTGCGGTCATAAGACATACAAGGCAGAAAAGGGACATTACACATGGAATGAAGTCAACAAAACAAAGCCGATACGGAGAGGGTCGTGAATAAAAAAGTCAGAGAATTTTTAATAAATATTGCGCTTGTTCTTCTTTCGTGTACACTTCTTTTAATTATGGCGCTTGTTCTGGAGAACTACAACAAAGCGCATTATCTTGCAGAATCTGCAAAGAACGATTTGAAGGCAAGCGAATACAGAATGCAGACAGAAATGCTAAAAAGGGAAAACGCAAAGGTGCAGCTCGAAGTATCAGAAGCGCACTTAAAGGCATTTATAAAAGTATACGGCGGAGAAAGTGGAGATATTAGAGATAAATAAAAAAGGTTGTTTATATTACTATTTCGTGGTAAAATGTTAACACAAAGCGAGGGAAAGCGACGATTATTTTTAAGGGGGCATAATGAAAACAATTAAATCACTTTCCATAAAGTGCGAAACAAAAGATTATCTTGATTGGCATAATATCACAGAGTTTCAAGGCGGGCTTAAAATCAGAAATGAAGCAGACATTGAAAAGGCGAAAACATCAATCTTGAAATATGGGTGGAGTTTTCCTTTTTTCGTTTGGGTAAGCGGTAAAACAAATTATTGTTTGGACGGACACGCCCGCCTGCTTGTATTAAAGCAACTTGAAGAAGAAGGCTATTTAATACCAGAACTTCCCGTGGTTTACATATCCGCAAAAAATCGGGCAGAAGCAAAACAAAAGCTTTTAAGATTAAATAGCAATTTTGGACACTTGACCAAAGAAAGCGTTCTTGAATTTGCAGAAGATATTGATTTGAACTTTGACGAAATTGCGTTGCCCGATAGCGTAATTGATTTTACAGACGCAACAGAACCGACAGAAACAGAAGGCGATGATGAAGTTCCCGAAGTAGACGAAAAAAGCGAGCCTGTTTCAAAGCGTGGTGAAATGTACGAACTAGGCAATTCAATTCTTATGTGTGGCGATAGCACCAATGCGGAAGATGTAGCAAGGCTTATGGGCGGAGAAAAAATAAGTCTAACCTTTACCGACCCACCTTATGAACTTGGAACACAAGGGGGGGGGCATTTTGAAAACCGCTAACAGTATGAAACAGATTGAGCATAACGAAGTAAATCACTTTGACCCTATGAAGTTGGAAATCTATTCAGAAACAAACATATATTTTCATAACAAGCCTTTAATTAAAAAATACATTGAATTGGCAGAAGAAAAGAAACTGCCCTATGATTTGGCATTTTACAAAAAGACAAATACTGTTCCGAATTACAAAGGGCATTTAATGACAGATTGCGAATATATAGCAATTATTGGAAAACAAGACCCGAACAAGGGTTTAGACAAAGAGTTGTATTCAAAATGTTTTATTGGCAAAAAGGATGCAGACAATGAATTGAGTTATTCAAAGCCTGTTGCATTATGTGAGAAATATCTTAAACTGTATGCAAAAGGAAATGTTCTTGACCTTTTTGGCGGAAGTGGTAGCACTTTAATTGCAAGTGAAAAACTTGGCTTGAAGTGTTTTATGATTGAGCATAACCCGAAAATGTGCGATGTCATTCGCAAGCGATATACAAAATGGGCGGTTGAAAATGGCAAGCCAAAAACATCGGGGTGTTTAGAGTAGCAAGGAGATAACAAGGAGAAAGCAATGGGAAAACCTAATCCACAGAACTTAACCCCTTGTAATTCAGAAAACGCAAGGGAAAGACAATTAAAATCCGCAGAAAAACGAAAAGAGAATAACGCAAAGAAAAAACTTATGAGTCAGATTTACGCAGAGTTCCTTGAAAGAGAATATTCTGTAAAAGTACCAGAAGGAACAAAGAAAATAAGCGGGGCAGAACTTGTAAACGAAGCAATGAAAAAGATTATTGCTAGGGGCGATTCTTCAAGCGTGTCTTTAATGCGTGAAGTGAGAAGTTGTCTAGACGGAGAAAATATTAAAATATCGGGTGATGTTAGTGCAACTTTGAATATGACAACAGAAGACAGAATAAAACTGTTTGAAGAAATTGTAAAATAGTGTATAATGAAATTGTGGATAGGGTAGCTCCCGAAAAGCGAAATCCTTATCGCCTGCCACAATTTTTTAAGGAAATCAAATTAAAGGAGATTTGAAAAATGAAACAGAAAAAAACACCTTGCACTTGTGTAATTTGCGGAAAGCAATTTTTAGGGCAAAACAAACATTCAAAGTTTTGTAGTCAAAGGTGTATGTATGATGACCAAAACGAAAGACGCAGGATTAAAACATTGTATAAAAATGTTTGTCAGATTTGCGGAAAAGAATTTGAAACTAATAAACCTAACGAAAATACTTGTAGCCCAGAATGTAAGATAAAACGAAAGGCAATGCAAGATAGAATATATCACGAAAGACATAAAGCGGATATACTTCCAAAATTAAAAGAATACAGAGAAGCACATCAAGAACAGATTATAAAATACAGAAAAGAAAACAAAGAACACAATTATCAAGTAGCGAAAAAGTGGCGACAGGAAATACAACGGAATTATTGCAAACTGGAAGAACAAACAGAAGTTGAAAACTATGAACTTGCAAAAGCTGATAATTTTGTTGGGTGGGATAGACATCATAGATTAGAAACCCATAATTCAGACGGGGAAAAAAGACTAGTTTCTATTTCCAAAGAAGAACTGATTGCTCTTGATATGTATTACGACAGACCTGCAAAAGAATTGATTTGGTTGAAAAAGTCAGAACACAAGGCTTTGCACCAATCTTGCAAATGGTGGGGAAATGGCAGAGCCGATAATTCCTAAAATTACAAAAACAAAGTTTCTCAAATTGACACCCGAAAATCAAGATAAATATTTGCGGTTATATCGTGAACAGGTTATTCCGTGCCTTGAAATATTCCGAAAGCCTGCACCATATAAAATTACTTTCGGGGGTCGTGGATCGGGCAAGTCGTGGTCTATTGCAAGCCTTTTAATGCAGGAGTTGACCGCAGAAAAACACAATCTTGTCTGTTGCCGTGAAATCCAAAAATCGCTTGACGATTCTGTTTATAAACTTTGTGTTGAAACTATAGTGCGGTTGCATTTAAGCGGTTGGAATGTTCTGCGTGATGTTCTGGAACACGAAAACGGAAGCCGTGTAATATTTCGGGGCTTGAAAGATTTAAGGGCGGGTAATGCCATAAAATCTTTGGAAGGTTATGACAGGGCGTGGATTGAAGAAGCGCAAAGCGTTTCGGCAGAAAGCCTTCAAATGCTTATTCCTACAATCCGAATGAACGGGTCGGAAATATGGGCGAGTTATAACCCGAACACGGAAGAAGACGCAATTGAAAGTTTGAAGTTGCGGGAAGGTGCGGTTGTTATAAAATGCAATTGGAATGACAATCCGTGGTTTACGGAAAAACTAGCAAAAGACAGGGAAGCCGATTACAAGTTCAATCCCGAATTGGCACGGCATATCTGGGAAGGTGAATATTTATCACAGGCGGACAATTCCGTAATGTCAAGGCTTGCCGTTCACGAAGCTATGGAAAGGGAAATATCAGACGAAGGCGATTGGGAAATTGCGGTTGATGTTGCCCGCTACGGTTCTGATAGTTCAATTATCAGTATGAGAAAAGGGCTTGTTTTGAAAGCCTTGAAAGAATATAAAAATATATCGCTTGTGGAACTGTGCGGACATATTGAAGTAATGGCGGGAAATAATCATAATATGACAATAAAGGTTGACGAAACGGGTGTCGGCGGCGGTGTAGTCGACATCCTTAAAAGCCGTGGTTATAGAAATGTAATCGGAATCAACTTCGGAAGCAAACCGCAGGATGCAGATAAGTTTGCCGATTTGCCTTCTGAAATGTGGTGCACTCTGAATATCGGCGAAATATCTCTGTTAAATGACGCGGGATTATTTCACGAACTTACAGACCGCCGATTCAGTTACGACCATAAAGCGCGCCGACAGGTTGAAAGCAAGGACAGTTACAAATCAAGGAACGGCGGAAAATCACCAGATAAAGCAGATTCGGTTTTAATGCTCTTTTATGAGCCTAAAATAAACAGACCAATGCTATACTAAAGGGGGAACTATGAAAATTATCAGAAACAAAAACGAGGATTTAGAAACGCTTCTGCGAGAACAGAAAATCGGCGACGATGTAATTTATGATTCAGTTTCAAATTACGAAATTGTGCGCGTGCCTAACGGTTACATTTACCGCAACGAATACTGCGGTTTAGTTTTCGTTCCAGAGTTTGCCGATAAAGTCGGCGCAATCAGAAACAGCGTTGCAAAGACAGAGCCGAAAAAGACCGTTACAAAATGAACGACATACAGAAAGCAAAGCGCAAATTCAGAACAAGCAAGGAATGGAAAGCCTTCCGCGTTCTGATGCGCAAACTGTCAGACAATAAGGACGCGATAACAAACAAGCCTTTAAGAAAAGGGTATCAAGTACACCATAGAAACCTTGATGAAACGAAATATGCAGAACTCGTAATTGATAACTTTCTCTGTTGCAATAATCTAACGCACAAAATGATTCATTGGCTTTTCAGTTATTACATCAAGGACCCGAAAATTATCGACCGTCTCAAATCTGAAATGGAACTAATGGCAAAAATAAACGACAAGTAATTTTGACAAGTCGGGGATTTTGTTTTATTATGAAAAACAAATTAATCATAAAGGAAGTACCCTAATGAGAAACCCGCTTGAAAGTATCAAGACTTTAATCCGCAAGACCTGGAGCGCCGCACCTTCGAGTGCAAGCCGTGATTTATTATCGCTCTATCATTCAAACCCTCGCTTAGACGGCGCGCGCATAATCGCAAATAAGTGCGCATCTACAGAGCTTTTTCTATACAACAAATCAGATTATCGACAGAACAAAAGCAAAGCAGAAGTCATTGAAGAACACGAAATCTATGAACTGTTAGACAATCCTTGTCCTTCCGACAGAGATTTGACGGGGTGGAGTATCCGTTATTTTGTTTTCGCGTGCTATACCTTAGTCGGTGAAGCATACCTTCTGAAAGTAAGGAACGGGAACAAGATTGTAGCATTGCAACCCATTGCGCCTTCGTGGGTAGTATCAAAGCCGACAGTAAATAATAAGTATTGGGAGATTTACCCTTTCGGAACTGCGGGCGGTAATTCTATTGTCGTTCCTGTAGAAGATGTTATCTGCTTTAAGGACATTGACTTAAATGATCCGTACGGAAGGGGACGCGGTGCGGCAGAAACAATCGGTGATGAGATTCAGTCGGACGAATACGCAAGCAAATACGCAAAGAATCTTTTTTTCAATGACGCAACACCTTCTGCGATTATCTATGCCCCGAACGGAAACAAGGAAACTGCAGACCAGATAAAGCAGACATGGATGCAGAAAATGGCGGGAATGTTCCATGCTAAAGAGCCGATGGTTTTAACGGGCGAAGGTGCAAGATTTGAAAAAATATCACAGTCGCCGACAGAACTCGACTTTGTAGAATCAAGAAAGTTTTTGCGCGATGCGGCAAATCAGCAGTTTCATATTCCGCCCGAAATAATGGGTATTCTCGAAAACTCAAACCGTTCAACAATCGATTCTGCATTTTACCTTCTCAATAAAAATGTACTGTCAGATTATCTTAGAATGTTCGAGCGCGTTATCAATTCACAGTTACTGTGGGAAGATTTCGACAAAGAAAGAAAACTGTATCTGCATCACGAAAACACAATTGAAGAAGACATTGAACAGAAATTGCGCATAGTAAACGAAGGACTTGCACGCGGTGCGCTAACTATAAATGATTGGCGCTCTGCTATGGGTTATGAGCCCGACGAAAAGGGCGGTGATATTTATCTGCGCTCATTCGGGGCGGTCGATGTTCCGTTCAATTCAGAGCCGATTGAACTTCCCGAAGAAGAGCCGACAGAACAGGTTGAACTCCCGGAGAGCAACGAAGACAAAGAATTTGAAAGTAAAAAAAAAGAGTATCAGTCTAGATTCAAGGTTTTAAATTCGGATGCAGACAAAGAGCGCCGCCGTAAAATCTGGAAAACTTTTGACGCAAGGGCGACAAGCATTGAAGAGCCTTTCAGAAAATCAATGATTAAAGCGTTTACAAAACAGAATGAATTAGTAAACGATGCAATCAAGGAAGCGGTCAAAAATAATAAGGATGTCGGAACGGCAATCGAAAATCTTTTTGATAACAAAATGGACGAAGCCTTGAAGCATACTTTAGCAGGTGCTTTTATAAACGGCTTGACAGTCGGTGCAGAGCACGGGCAAGAGCTTTTAAACAAAAAAGGTTACAAAGAAATAAGCGATAATGTCAGACGCCTTTTTAATTTATGGGTTGATAATTACGGGCTTGAATTGTGCCGTGATATGAACAACACTACAAAAAAGAAACTGCGCAAGGTATTAGCAGAAGCCGTCTTTGAAGGGGACAGTATTCCAGAGAAGACAAAGAAACTGATTGAAGCATCAGACGGAATGTTTGAAGAGGACAAGAAATGGCGCGCGACGATGATTGCAAGAACGGAATCTTGTTCTACAATGAACGCGGGCGCAAATGAACTTTACAAGTCGGAAGGCATAAACTATAAAGAATGGGTGTCAGTACAGGACGACAGAACGCGCGACAGTCATTTAATGATGGACGGCGTTGTAGTTCCTATTACAGATAAATTTGAAGTGCCCGCTTTTGACAATGTTGAAGGCGGCGCGCTCTCATATCCTGGAGACCCTACGGGACCCGCGGGACAGGTCGTGAACTGCAGGTGTACGGAAGCGCCCATTGCAATGATGTAAATTATTTTTAAGGAGATATAAATGAAACTTGAAAAAGGTATTTTGAATAAAAAAGATGTTTCTATCGTTACGGAAGACTTAGGCGATAGAAGCGTACAGTTTACGATCTCGAAAGAAGTCATTGACAGAGACGGGGATATTCTGCGCGCTAACGGCGTAGATTTTTCTAACTATATGAAAAACCCCGTTTTTCTTTCGTTTCACAATTCAAGAGAATTTCCGCTCGGTAAAGTAACGAAGTTTTGGGTAGAAGGGAACGAAGTCAAAGCGGTTGTTTATTTCCCGACACTTGAAGAACTTTCGAGCGATATGAACAATGTAAGCGAAAAAGCAAAACTTGTTGACTTCACTTACAATTGTTACAAAATGGGAATGCTTAACGCCGTATCTGTCGGATTCATTCCGCTTGAATGGACTGAAACAAAAGACGGCTACGACATCACAAAATGGGAACTGTTAGAATTCTCTGCGGTTGCCGTTCCTGCCAATCAAGACGCAATTGCAGAAGCCGTCAAATCTTTCGGCGATGATTTTGCAAAAGGATTTGTTTCCAAAATGGAAAGCGTTGGAAAAGACGGGCGTAAAATCTCGGCATCTACTCGCAAAGTATTAGACGCAATCAAAGGTTGCGGTGACGAAATTGAAAAGTGTCGCAATGACTTAAAAAAGATTGTTGCCAATATGAATGAACTGCTTGCAGAGCTTGACGATGTAGGAGAAGAAGTCGGCGATGATGAAGTAGAACTGCCAGACAGTGAAGACGAAAAGACGCTTGATGTTATCTAAGAATTTTGACAGAAAATTTATCTTGTTGTATTATTAGCGAATAAGGCAAAAGCCTAAGGAGATAAAGATGAGTAAGAAAGTTTACAATCTTGTAGTTGCAATCGTAGGTGGCGTATCAACAATTGCTATCGGCGTTGTAACATTCATCAACCCTGCTTATGCAGTAGCAATCAATTCTTCAATCGGAATTGGTGCAACCGCAGCCGTTGAAATCTGCGGACAGTTTGTAAAAGCAGAATAGGTGAAAATGCCCGTCACACCATAAAGAATAATCGGCTTTATACCGTGACGGGTTATTCAGTAAAGTATCATTGCAAAAGTCTTGTAATGTATTTTATATAGTCGGAAGTATCGACAACAAATAAACAATAGCATAGGAGATATTTATTATGGCTATGGAAATGAAAGAATTAGAGCGCATCATTGACGAGCGTTCTGCTAAACAGATTGAATCTGCAAAAGAAACAATCAAGAAAGAATTGGGTTCTGTGCCACAGGAACAGATTAACGAAGCCGTTGCAAAAGCCGTAAAGGAAATTGAAGCAAAGGCAGAAAAAGACAAGAGCGACAATGTTGCTTATCTTGAAGCATTCAAAGATGCAGTTTCTGGCGATGTAAAATCAAACGAATCACCAGTAACAATTGTTAATCAGATGCTCGCTTCTGCTATCCGTGCAATGAACAACAAAGACTACCGTTCAATCAAACAGGTATCGGATGAAGAAATCCTTGCACAGGCAAAGAAAGATTTTGCAAACTCAAAAGGCTTGCACAAAATCCTTTCTACAAAAGCAGTTAATGCGTCTACACCTTCGGACGGTGGTTTCACAGTTCCACTTGCATTCTCAAGTGACTACATTGACGCACTTCTTGCAAACACTCTCATCGACAAACTCGGCGTGCGCCGCGTTCCGCTTGTTCACGGCAACCTTTCTATTCCTAGAATGGACGCAACTTCTGCTATCTCTTGGGGTGGAGAAGAAACAATCGGTGATACAACACAGCCTACATTCGGTGAAGTTAATATGCGCGCAAAGAAGCTCTTTGCAAAATCGGCTATCACAAATACAGTTATCCGCGAGAGCGGTGTAGATGTTGAAGGCTGGATTGCAGAAGACCTTTTCCGCAACGCAAAAATTGCTCTTGATGTTGCAATGCTCAAAGGTACAGGCTCACAGTATCAGCCGCTCGGTTTGAAGAATACCGCAGGCGTTCAGACATCGGGAACATCAACAACTGCATTCGGTGTAGATACTCCGAACGATATGGAAGCGCTTCTCGAACAGGCAAATGTTCCAATGGAAAATGTAAAATGGCTTCTTTCTCCAAAGGGCAAATCTTGGATCAAGTCTACAAAGTTTACAACAGGTCCATTCGCTTGGGCTACAGAAATGGCTACGCAGAAAACACTCAACGGTTATGACTTCCTTACATCGACAAGTGTAGAATATGTAAAAGAAACTTCACCTGCTTATGATTACGCAGACTTCTGGCTTGGTGACTGGTCACAGTTACTCTTCGGAATCTCTAAGGATATTTCAATCGAAGTATCTCGAGAGGGTACATTCCAGAGCAACGGACAGACAATCTCTGCATTCGACCGTGATTTGACACTCGTTCGTCTTATCACAGAAGTAGACTTTGCTTGCCGTCATCCAGAAGCATTCCTTTGCGGAACTTACTCACAGGCATAACAAAACGCGGGGCGTAAAAACCCCACTACCTATTTTTTAAGGAGACTAAAATGACTAGATCAAAGATTCTTGAACAGATTCAGATTGTTGCAGACGGAACTTCTGCTTTTGCAAAAGGAACTGCGGCAAGTATTGTAATTCTTGCAACAGGTGCAGGAACTCTCCAGACTTGCGATACATCAAACGGAACTTTTGAAGACTATGCTACACTCGTAGACGGTGTAAACAACATCGACATTTCGGGTGCAGAAGCATATCTTCTTGTTGATGATTCAAGCGCGGCTGTTGCCGTACTCGGTGATTTTGCCGTTGATACTGTAGTATCAGAAGAATAAAAATAATTAGGCGGTTGTAAATGTCGATGCTTTGTAAATTGTCAGATGTAAAAACTCTCTTGAATATTTCCGCAGAGGATACAACACAGGATGCGAAACTCACTTTGTTAATCAAAGACGCATCGGCGATGATTGAATCATATTGCGGTTATTCTTTCGGACGCGATACATATACGGACGAGATACAGGCAGAGAACAACCGTCAGTTATTGCAATTAAATCACTTCCCGTTACAGAGCGTTACAAGCGTTTCTGTCGGCGGGAATGATATTACAGACTTTAAGCTCTTTCCCGAATATTCGCGGTGGGGTCGTATCTATCGCGGTTTGGGTTGGGGTGGTAAGGCTTATACAAGAGGATTCACGCACGACATTGTATCGGGTGTATGGGATGTTAAAGTTACATACACCGCAGGTTATTACTTGCCTAACGATACAGATTATGTCGAAGGCAATTCAGATTCTCTACCTTACGACATTACAAGTGTATGTTTGAAACTTGTTGAACAGTCATACAATTTTGAAGTAATGGGCGCTAAAGGCTTGAAGGGACATACAGAAGGTCATATTACTGATACATATTCAGACGATGCAAATATTATCGGACTTTCTGAAAGCGCAAAAAAAACACTTGCAAGATACTGTTATTACGGGGTTGCGTAATGGTCAGATTATTAAATGCAAAAATTGAAATCTGGGCAGAGCAGAATGAGATTGACGAATCGGGCGATGCAATAACAGAGTTTGCAAAAGTCGGAGAAATTAAAGGCGATGTACAGCCGCATACTTTGACGGAAGATGAGATAAAAGCATACGGCATTTCTGAAAGCCGCGGAAATGTCAGACTGTTTTTATATAATGGTTATTACGAAAATATCAAGTCGGGCAACCGGGCAAAGGTATTTTCTGATTTTACCAATAAAGACGAATGGTTCAACATTCAACCCGTCAATGCGTGGTCAAGGCACGGCGAATGCCTTTTAATACCTGTAGAGAATGAAGACTTTACAGAGCCGACACCACCAGAGCCTACACCCGATGATAACGAAGAAGGCGAATAATGGACGGATTCGATAAAGGTGTAGCGGAAGTATTGAAGGCGATGCAGAAATTGCAGAAGGGCGTTATGGCAGACGAAAAAAAGTTTGTTACAATGTCCTGCGCCGAAGTTGAAAAAACTGCGAAGTCTTTGATGCGTGATACTATAACGAATCCCGATGTATCGTACGGAAAGGAAAAACACCATCCGTCATATCCAGGGGAAGCACCTTCTCCAGATTCGGGCGATTTAATGCGGTCCGTCACTCACGATGTAGAAGTGAACGGCGATGAAGTAACGGGTCATATCGGTAGTATTGCAAAGTATGCGCCATATCTGGAATATGGAACCAGCAAAATGAAACCGCGACCTTTTTTAAGTACGGCGCTTATTAAGTGTCAGACTTTTATATCAAATTTGCACAGGGAGATTTTCGGCAAATGAACTTGAAAAAATATTATATGGCACTTTTGTCGGGAAGCTCGGAATTGATAGCACTAATCGGGGAGAATAAAATCCTTTCTGCATATCCGCAGGAAGTAACGAAATTCCCCGTAGTAATTTTTGAAGATGTAAACTCGAACGATGTTGCATTTTCGGACAATCTGCCAGAGGGCACGGGCGCAAATGTAAGGATTCATATTTTTACAAAGACGCTCAAAGGGCAACCGAAGGCAGAAGATATTGCGGATGTCGTGCGGGGTATTTTCCGTTCAGATTATTGGAGTATGACGGCGAATGTTGAAACGCCCGATGTTGAAGACAACATCAAGCATAGAATATTGGATTTTAAGCGTGAGTTTTACTCACTTTAAAATATAGCGTTATAATTTTAAAGGAGATTTAGATTATGGCAAACGAAGCACCAAAAATCGGATTGGACAATGTAGTAGTTGCAAAGGTTCTTTCTGATGACGCAAACGGAATTACTTTTGATACAGTAATTCCATTGAAGGGCGCTGTTAATGCAACAGTAAACCCGAACAGTGATGTTGCAGTAGACTTTGCGGACAATGGTCCGTTCTTCTCTGCATCTAACCGCGGAAATACAGAATTGACACTCGAGATGATTGATGTTGATGTTGATGTACTTGCCGCAATGCTCGGTCAGAGAAAAGTTAACGGAATCACCGTTGAAACTCCGCTTGATCAGTCAAGCGATTACGCAATCGGTTTCCGTGTATGGCTTGCGGGCAAAGACGCAAACAACAAAAACCGCTATCAGTATTTCTGGTACGCAAAAGGAAAATTCTCTGTTCCAGAAACAGGCGGAGAAACAAAGACTGATTCTTTGAACTTCGGTCATATCTCTGTAACTGCTCAGTTTGTACAGACACAGTTTGTACCAGCAGGACAGGAAACAGGTACAATTTGTACACATATCAGAACAGATGATCCGACAGTACCTGCTTCAGTTATTTCTAACTGGTTCAATGCGCCTGTTGTATCTGTTGCTACAGACGATTCAGAATTGACAGTTACTGCATCTATGAACGGAAGCAATGTAATTACCTTTACAGGTGCAAAAGACAGCGGCGCTTCATTCGTATTCGGCGCAGGTTCTGCAATTCTCGGAACAACAATTCTTGTTCTTGACGCTAACGGCGATATGGTTGCAGGTTCTCTTGAAGTTGGAACAACGGCAAGCGCTTCACCTACAATCACATTCACTCCAGATGACGGAGCAGAAACACCTGTAAGCGTTGTAGTTACAAGCGGCTTGAAAGATTCATTCGGTGTAGGCGCTACACCAATGACAGATACAAGCCTTTAATCTGCAAAAGTTGCAAAATACTCTCTGCTCGGTTATACTTACGGGCGGAGAGTATTATTTTATAAGGGGGCTATGAAATGGAAAGCACAGAATTAGAAAAGATTGAGCCGTCAAAAGTTACGATGAAGATTCACGGCAAAGAGCGTGAAATCAAGTTTGGTTTTTCGGCTTGGGCAAAAATTGAAAAAGAGTATAAAGGATTCAAGAACTTGCAGAAGATGCAGGAAGACATTGAAAACAATCCTTTTACAACTTTACCGCATCTTTTGTACATCGGACTTGTTGACAAAGAAGGCGTAACGGAAGAAAACATTCTTGACGATTACGGTTTAAATGACATTCAGACAATCTCCGAAACTTTCAGTAAAGCGCTTTACGGTTCTTTACCAAAGGATAGCGGCGAAAAAAAATAGAAGGCGCAGAAGAACGCGACACTTTCGATTGGACTTACTTAATGGTTGAAGCGTTCGCATTAGGTAAGTCTGAAGAATGGTTCTGGAATACAGAGCCGCGTGTTTTGATTGCGCTAATAAATGCAAAGAATAAAATTGAACGCATAAAACAGAAAAATCTTGCCTGTTATATCGCGGGTGCAGTATGGGGAAAAGACCCGAACGACATAGACGGATATGACAAGGTAGAAAATAAAAAAATCGCAGGTCGTGATTTTCCTATAGACCCGATGAAATTGAGAGGTTTGTAATATGGCAGATTATTCTATTGTTGCAGATTTTAAAGCAAATACAGAAGGGTTTACAGCAGGAATCAGAAAATGCGAAGAAAGTATAAAAGAACTCGGGAAAAAGGTTAGTGAAGCAACAGGAAAAATATCTCACGGTTTAGAAGATTGGGGATTAGATTTTGATAAATTTCATAAAAAAGCATCGTCAATACTTTCTAATTTTGGTATAGATTTAGACAAATTTGCGCAACATTTTGGATTAACAGGAAAAGCTATTTCAGCAATTACCATTGCTGCAATGGGGTTAAAAAAAGCGGTTGAAATCGGTCAAGAAATGAATAAGTCTATGACCGAAATCGCAAAAGGTACGGGCAAAACTGGCGAAGAACTTTATAAATTAAGAGAAAACGCGCACGATGCTATGGTTGAAGGTGTTGGCAGAAGTGCGGAAGAAGTCGGAAAAATGGTTGCCGACTTAAATACAAGATTTGGTGTTACAGGTAAAGAAGTAGTCAGACTCACAGATGAATTTGATAAATTTTCAACAGTAACCGGTGTTGATACAAGTACTGCAATAGAACAAGTTGCCGATGTAATGAAAAAATGGAACATTGAAACTGAAGATTCAGGCAAATTAATGGACCAATTAACAGTTGCAAGTCAGGAAAGCGGTGCAAGTGTTGATACTTTAGTTAGTGGTTTGAAATCTGGTCAGGCAGTCTTCAGTCAATTTGGAATGTCAGCAACAGATACAATTGCTTTTATGGCAGACTTAAAGCAGAACGGAATTGAAGCAGAGCAGGCGCTTGTAGGAATGAAAACCGCACTCGCGAAATTCTCTCAAGAAGGAATAAATGCAGAAGAAGGCTTTGCAAAAGTAAAAGACGCGATTAAAAACGCAGGTTCAGAAACTGAAGCTTTGAATAAAGCCGTTGAAACTTTTGGTAGTAGAAATGGACCTGAAATGGTTAAAGTTTTACGCAATAGTGCAAATGGTGCAGAAGAGATGAAAGCAAAATTACTTGAAGCCGGTGGTGCAACAGAAAGAACAGAAGAAGCAATGCGAACAAGTAAAGATGCTATTGAAGATTTTATCGGAACTTTACGCGGTTCTTTCGGCGGACTTTTTGAAGGAATTGATACACTTGTTAAAAATATTATTGATTCTGTAACAAGAGTATTTAAGACATTAGACCCACTTATTAGACCTGTTGTAAATATCATTCGTGATACTTTATCAACAATAGGTGAAATGGTTTATACTGTTATCAATTCAATAGCAGACCAGATTGAACAAAATAGTGCAGTGTTTGACAGTATGACTGCGATATTCCAATCAGTTTATGAAACAATGCATACAATTTTAGGTAATATGCTTGAAGCATTCAAAACTGCCTTTGGTTTGATATTTGCAATTATTAATGGTAAGTGGGAATTGGCTTGGGAGTATACAAAACGTATTTTCTGGCTTGCCGTTGATAATTTGTTAGATATTTTAAGCAGTTTCTTGAATTTGTTTTCTTCTCAAATAAATGTATTTATCGAGAAAGTTATAAATCCTTTGGTCGATAAATGGAATTGGGTTGCAGAAAAACTTGGACAGCCTTTGGTAGATAAGTTTGAACCAATTAAAAAAGTAGACCTTTCAAAATTATCCGGTGTAGAAAAGAAAGTTAAAGAAATCGACAAAAAGATTGCAGAGCTAAACGGGAACGCGGAAAAGAAAATAACAGGTACTTTGGGCAAAGTTGAAAACGCAACAGAAAAAACTGTAAAGGTAACAAAAAAAGGAACAGAAAAACAAAAAACCGCGTGGGAAAAACTGAAAGAAAGCATTGAAAAAGATGCGGAAGATTGGTCGGATGTTATGACAACCGCATTCAACGCAATGAAAAACGGCTTTAGCGAAACTTTTGAAATGATTGGCAACGGTCTTGTAGAAGGCGGTCAAGGCTTTGAAGATTATGCGGCAACGGCTGTTGAAGGCATTGCACAGGTATTGACGGCTTTAGGTTCACAGTTGGCGGCTATTGCGGCGGCGCGTGCGGCTTCTTATGACTACGGAAGCGCGGCAATCGCGGCGGCAGGTTCTGCGGCGGCTTTTGTTGCATCGGGAGTTCTTGCGGCGGTTGCAAGCAAGATGAAAGAAACGGCAGAAGAAACCCGTGAAGCAAATAATCAACTTGTCGAACTTTCTGTAAACGCTCTTAAAACAAGATACAATCTCGAAAAGTTTGAAGACACGCTTGAAGAAATCAAAAGCGGAATGAGCGGAACTACACAGAGTATCTATAGCGGTTTAAGTTCTTATGAATCGTTACTGAATAAAGCAAAGAATGATATTATCTCGGCTTATGCAGATGTGGAAAAAGCAGAATACAACCTTTTCCACTCACGCAATATTGCAGACTATGAAACTAATTTACAGTGGTTATGGGCTTTAGGTATTCCGGGCTTTACCGTCTTTGACGAAAAAAGATGGAACGAAGATTCTAAACGGTTAAGACAGATTTATGATCAAGCAGTAACCTCGTACAACGAAATGAAAAAGGCATATAATGAAGTATCTATTGAAATTGCCAATACTGCAAAAAATACAATTAAGTCTTACAACGAAATAATTGACGGGCAGAAAGATTTAGTAAAATCTTATCAGACGATTTACTATGCACAGGAAAAACTAAACGAATACACGGCACAATGGAACGCAATGAGCGCAGAGCAGAGAGCGGCAGACAAAGCATTGTATGACGATATAATCGCGGGGCGCTCTTATGAATCTATAATCGAAACTCTTACATATCAGATGGGACTGTATAACGATTACATCACATCGCTTTTGAAAGAACAGCGTGCCAATGTAACGACATTACAGGCAGAAGTGTACGATGAGTTAAATAAGACGGGCGTGATTATCGGTCAAAACCTTATGGAATCATTGACAGAAGGTGCGGGCAAGTCTTCATTCCTTTTGACAATGAAAAACTATATCAAAGAAAACCTTCTTAAACTTGCCGTCTATACAGATTCGTTCTCCGACAAACTTGCAGAAATCGGAAACAATCTTGCATACGCTTTAATGGGCAAAGGTTCGTATAAGGACATACGCAAGGAACTTGAAGCGCTTTATGACAGCGCCGTTAAACGAGCAAAGGAAGTCGGCGAAATTATCTCCGATGTATTTGCAGATGTAAACGAAGAAATAAAAGCAAGCGCGGAAGAATTAGGCGAAGAAATCACGAACGCAATGATTGACGGTCTTATCAACGGAAGTCAGGAAGATATGTTGCAGGCTATGAAGGATATGATTAGAAAACTGCTTGTTCAGACGCTTGTTTATACTGAAACATTGCAGAGCGAAATTGCATCTATCGGCGAAGCAATTGCAAAGGGAATACAGGAAGGATTTACTGAAACAAGTCTTCACGAAATCAGACGCGATTTGTCGTGGACTTTTGATCAAGCAAACAGAACGCTTGAAAACATCGATAGCGTATTAGGACAGGTATTCGGCGGCGGTTACGCTACGGGCACAAACAACGCAATGCGCGGTCTGCATCTTGTCGGAGAAGCAGGTCCAGAGCTTGTAAACTTCCGCGGCGGTGAACAGGTAATGAATGCGCGCAATACTCAAGCAGCGCTTGAAAGTGTCGGCAATACTAACAACTTCAATGTAAATTTCTATGAAACAAAGGACACAACGGCTTATGCTATGATGTCGCAGTTCCGACAATACAGTAGAGAAATGGCAGTCAACGGAATAATGTAAGGGGTGTAATTTATGCAGAAACTTGTTTTCACTAACAGTCTTGGCGAATCGGTAGACTTAACAAAAGCGCCTTTCGGGATAACAAACTGGAAAGGCTTAGATAACACTAAACTTACTTGGCAGACACAGCAGGTCCCGAATCACGATGGAAGCGTATTTATTGACGCCCTTATGAACGACCGCGATTTGTCTTTTACTGTCGCCGTGCAGGATAATAACAATCTTGAATTGCGCTATCAGTTGAAGTATGAACTGATTCAGAAGTTAAACCCAAAAATCGGCGAAGGCTATCTTGTATACACTAACGATTATCTCTCACGAAGAATTAAAGTTGTTCCGCAGATTCCTTTATTTGCTAACAAGAATTCAAACGACCGCGGAACATTAAAAGCAAGCGTTGTTTTTACTGCCAATGATCCGTATTGGGAAGATGTAGAAGAAACAACTGTCGAACTTGAAAAAGGTGTAAACTATATTCAGAACAACGGTGATATTAAAATCAATCTCAAGGTGCTTTTCAAAGGCAATGCAGAAAATCCGTCAATTGAAAATATGACTACAAACGATAAAATAGAAATTGCCAAAACTATGGACAAGTCTATTTTAATCAATACTGGATTCGGAACAAAAAGCATAAAAGAAATAGATTCTGTTTATGATTTAGCAACATACGGAAACGGGTTCTATTGCTCTCTTATTGTAAACAACATTCTGTATCTTTTCGGAGATAACGGCGTAATATTCAAGACTTCTGATTCTGTTGACTATGAAAAAAACGCAATCTCAATAAATGCAAGATTCAAAAGCGTTGCTTATTCTGAATCGTTGCAGTTATTCTGTGCAGGTATCGGGGATGATTTGTATATCAGTACAGACACAAAATCATGGGAACTTGTAGCAAATGAAGCAATCAATAAAATTGTCTACAATGACAACTTAGAACTTTTTATTGCTGCGGGCTCTAATAAAATATTGACAAGTGCAGACGGCGAAACTTGGCAGACTTATGCAGTAGATTCTGTAATGTATGATATTGCATTTTCAAATAGTAAAGTTTGCGTGGTCGGCGCAAGCAATACTATTTATTATTCAAACGATGCAGTTACATGGACAAAAAAAGTTTTGACAAATACTTGCACATTAATGAGCGTTGCTTATTCACCACAGTTAAACTATTTTATTGCGGGCGGTTTTAACAGTACAACGAATGTATATGCAAAAAGCAGTAATTTGACAACTTGGACAGAAACAACAAATACTACCAATACAATGGGGTACCGCTTTTATTGGGTTGAAAAAGATTTTTGTTTTTACCTTATCGGAAGGTCTTACATCTGGAAGACAACAGATTGTGAAAACTTTGTGAAATTGCGAAGTATCGGTAATTTGTCATTTACCGATTTTCTTTTATTTGAAAAAACGAAATTATATTATATTCTCGGTGATAACGGGTGGGACGGTCAAATCTCATACACTACAAAAGACTTCGTGAAGCTCGATGTTCTTCTTTATGGTTGGGGCAATATCGATTTAAACGGTATTGCGTATTCAGAAGAAAAAGATATTTATTGTGCAGTCTATGATTCGGGTGTCCTTCTTACTTCTGATTTTACAAGTTGGAAAACAAAAACAATACCAAAAGAAGCGGGTTCAAATCCTGTATTAAAAAGCATTATTTATGTTTCTGAAAAGAATAAGTTTTTCGCCGTAGGGACAGAATTCTCAGGATATAGCGAAGACGGCGAAAACTGGACAAAGACAAATGACACTCATATAGCTTTTACACAAATTTTATATGTTTCTCATTACGGAAAATTCTTTGCAGTAGGAAAGTATAATAACTTTTCTACAATTTATGAAAGTGAAGATTGTTTGACATGGACAAGAACAACATCAACAGGTATAAACGCAACAAAGGGAATTGCCTTTTCTGAAAATATTAATCTTTTGGTTGCTTCGTGTAACGGCGGATATATCCGTTTAAGTTATGACGCGGAGAACTGGGAAAATTTGCAGATAATATCACCTTCTGCAAATTGGCGCGATGTTGCATACTCAAAAGATTTGGATTTGTTTATCGGAATTTCTGCATTATCAGGATCAAGCTCTATCTATTCAAGTTTTGACGGCAGAAATTGGACGCAGAGAAAAACGGGTATACCGTCAGTTTTGAATACTGTCAAATATATTGAAAGTGAAAAGAAGTTTTATACTGTCGGAGAAAAAGGTGCGGTATATTCAAGCACAAACGGAATTGATTTTGTTGAAGAAACTGCAATCAATGTTCCTATAAGTTTGAAAGACATAACAGACGGAAAGCAGGTCGCTATCTGCGGTTCCGCGGGAATTATTTTTGCAAATACAAAAAAGGACGGTGCAAATATAATAAACTCTATAAGTTCTGATTCTTCAATGAGCCTTTATCTTGATAAAGGGCGTAATGTTCTGAATATTTCTAGCGAAAGCGGTTTGTTGTATTCGATACTAACTTATCGTCAACGCTATATCGGGGTATAGAATGAAAGAATGTCCGCAGATTAAACTTTATAAATATACGCACAACGCTTTTCAGTTACAGGCAATAATTGATGATGTGCGCGATTTGACTTTTGAACATAACTACTATGACGCGGGACAGTTCATTATTTCGATAAACAACCGCATACCGAATGCGCAGAAGTTCGAGCGCGGTCTATTCGTTCAGTTCGGCAACGATGATTTAATGTTCGGCGAAATTGTATCTATAACGGATGCACTTGCGCAGGACGGAACGCATATAAGAAACATTGTCGGATATGACGCGCGCTATATATTCAAACGGCGTGTAATTAAAAACTTGAACGACAATGGCAAATGGTCAATGACGGCACGCGGTGAAACTTGCTTGAGAAGTCTGATACAAGACCAGTGCGGAAGCAATGCAGAAGAAAAAAGACGATTGCCGATTATAAACGAAATGCCCGTGAATGCTATCGGCAAGAATTATTCCGTTTCAGAAGAGTTTACAAACCTTTACGAAGTTTGCAGAACGATTGCAACACAATCTGAATTCGGGTGGCGCGTAAGATTTAACGGAACATTGATGCTTGAATGTTTCACGGGAAACGATATTTCAAACAGCGTTGTTTTCTCTCCAGAGTTTGATTCTTTAGCAAACGGCAATTTTTCAGATAGTGCGGAAAACTTCTGTAATGCAATTTATGTCGGCGGAAAAGGACAGAACGAAAAGCGCGATATTTATGAAGGTGAAAAAATCATCGGCGAAGTTCTTTTGAAGTTGAACGATTTAAGTGATGATGTCTTAGCGCTTAACGACAGAGAAAACTATCTTGCTATCGGCGGAACTGTTCCCGAAAATATGGACAGATTTGAAACTTGGGACAATCAGTCTTCAATGACTACAGAAGTAGAATACGAAACCGAAGCAAAAGCCGTTCTTGTTCAGTACGGACAGACGATAGAAATGACGGGCAACGCTTTGATCAAGTGTCCTTATGTTTTCAAAGAAAATTATAATGTCGGCGATTTTGTAACGCTTGAGTTTAGCGGTAAAAGAGCGGTCGTTCAGATTCTGTCTATTAATGAACATTGGGCACATGGCGTTTATACTTTAGCGTTTACATTTGGAAAGCCCGTGAACAACTTAGGCGACCAGATGCAGATTTTATTGCGTAAGATTCAGCAGGCGACAAACAGAAGCAGTGCAGTCGATTCTGTAAAGTGGTACATCTTGCCCGATGAAGACGAAGAAAACAAATCTGATGTAACTTTCGATACTTTAGGTTTTACGGGCGACACAGACAACGGTGTAGTTTTCACGATGTATCTTGATAATGAAGAAGTCGGAAGTAAGCGATATAATATCTATGTTAAAAACTTGACGGGAACGGGAATCACGCTCACTACTGGAGTAACGGGCGCTACAGATTTAGTGCTTCAAAATGGTTCTTATGTTACAATGATATATATAGACACAGACGGTAATATTTTAAAGGTGGTATAAAATGAATAAGACAATCAATCAGTTAGACGAAATCGCTAGTGCAGAGCTCACAGACGAAGCAGTAATATTTGACTTGTCGGAAAGCGACACAAAGAAAATGACGATGCAGAAAGCGTTTAATACAATGCACAAACTTTCGGCAACATCCGTTGCAGATTCTACGGACGAATTGGCGATTTATGATTCTGTAAACAATGTTACAAAGAAAATCACAAAGCAGAATTTACTGTCAGAGATTCAACCGCCGATTATTGCAAGTTCTACGACAATTAACGGACCCGCAGTTGAAGAAGGCTTGTACATCAATGTAATCTTTACTTCTGCAATAAGTGCTTCTGATACTGTTACACCTTTAGAGATAACGTACAACGGGGATTCTGTTCCTGTTAAAGTTATGAAAGCGGGCGTTGCATCTGATATTTTTGCACACGAAATTTCAAGCGGCGTATATTCTTATTTGCAGGCAATGACATCTTTTGAAATGGTTTATGATGATACAAACGATTACTTTGTTATTGTCGGTAATCCTATAGTCTTATCATCAACAGACTATACAATCTACGCGGACGGACAAATTAGATATGCAGACGAAAATAAATTGTCAGATTACGAAGCAATTACATTTTCTACACAATCTGCAAATCCTACTGTTATGGACTATGACGGATTCATTGTTAGTAACGTATATTCAAATGGAGTTGAAACATTTTTTAATGTAAATGATGTTAGAATGGACTTAGCCGTAGGTGGTGGCCCTAACTTAGTAAATATAAGTACAATCCCATTTTGCAAAGGAGACCGTGTATATACTAATCGTACTTTCGATAAAACTTATGTACGATATTATAAACAACGAGATTATAGCAACCGCTAAAAAAACCGCCAATTAAGGCGGTTAGTATTAATCTGTTATCTTTGTGTATTCAATTGTAAATATAGTATTTTTAGGTAGTATTTGTGCTGACCCATTAGAACCAATTTGTATATTTTGATAACCTGAATTTAGATAAAAAATCGAATAAGGATAATAATTAATTCCTTTATAAGCAGACAAAGTAATAGAACAAATTTCTGTAATATCACCTTGATAACTCGTATAGTACGGATTTAGTATTCCTGTAGATTTTGTGGTATTAGAATCAATGTATAAATCGCTTGCTAATATGTAATTTTTTTGATAAATCTTTTTTCCGTTATACCAATATCTGCCCGTCCATATTTCGTCAGAAGTATATTTTAGTTGTTCAAACTGTCCGTCCGTTTATTTTTCATAAAAAAATTATTAAAGACTTGCAAAAATCAAAAAGAAAAACAACTATATATGTATATCACACCATAAGGGGGTATTATATGATATACGGTTATGTAAGAGTTTCTACGGAATCGCAGACTGTAGAAAATCAAAAGATTCAGATTGAAAAGTATTGCAAGGCTCACGGGTTCAAAAAAATTACCTGGTATTCGGAGAAAATATCGGGCACGAAAAATCCCGACAAGAGAAAACTCGGCGAACTTCTGCAAATCGCCAAGGAAGGCGATTCAATTATCTGTACGGAACTTTCAAGGCTCGGGCGATCGCTCATTATGATAATGACAGTCTTGAATGACTGTTTGACGAAGGGCGTCAAGGTATCTGCAATCAAAGAGAATTTTGAACTTGATAACTCTATAGCGTGCAAGGCGCTTATGTTCGCATTCGGTCTGTCGGCAGAAATCGAAAGAACGCTTATTTCAGAGCGCACAAAAATGGGACTTGAAAACGCAAGACAGAAGGGAAAAAGAATCGGAAGGCAGAAAGGCGAAAAACCGCACTACTTCAAATTGACGCCGTACAAAGACGAAATCAGAAAAGAAATTAAAGACGGATACTCTATAAATGAAATGGCAAAAAGACACGGCGTGCGTTGGTCCACGATGAAGGCTTTTGTGTCGGTAAACATCAAAATAAAGCCTTTACCGCCGTTAAAGATCGCCCCGAAAAAGCACGGGCATTTATCGCGCAGAGAAGAAGAGTATTTTAAAAGAAACCGCGCTACCAATGGAGGAAGGCAACGCGGTCGAATGAGTTGATACAAGCAGAAGAGAGGAAAGCTTGTAATTAAAGTATACCACAAGATTAAAATCTGTCAAAAAAAATCCCCGCCCTAAAACTTAAAGCGGGGAAAATGAGAAATAATAATGAATATCACTCAAGGAGTCTTACTTTGTTTATTATAAACCTTTTGCCCGATTTGTCTACAAAAAGTTGCAAAAAAAATTAAAGTGTGTATTATAATAGTTCAAGGGGACACATAAATGGACGCACAATTTCTTAAAGATACAATTACTACAATCGTTTTTCTACTTCCCGTACTTGCGTTAGTATGGAAGGGGGCAAGAATGGCGGCAAGGATTGACACGCTGGAATCAACCGTAAAAGAAAAAACGGAAAAGTTCTGCAAAGACCATGCAATGTTGACGGAGAAATTAGAACAAGAAAGAATTGCTACTGATTCAAGTATCGCGGCAATTATGGCAACCTTAACGGAGATTCAAAAAGGAATGGTGCGCATAGAAACAAAGTTAGAAATGCAGGGGGGCAAAGACTAATGACACTCACAGATTTTGTTAATATGAATGTCAACGATAAAGTTGACTATGACAAGGCATACGGCGTGCATTGTGTGGACCTTTTCAGACAATATGTAAAAGATGTTTTATGTTATCCACATCACACGGGAGTATGTGCAACATCTGGCGGCGCTAAAGATTTGTACTTAGACTATGAGAAAATGCCAAAAGAAAAAGAAGTTTTTACACGCATTAAAACTCGCGCGCCTAGACCCGGAGATGTCTGTGTATGGGACGGAACAAAAACAAATCCTTACGGTCATGTTGCAATCTGTCTCGGCGTTTCAAAAGATAAAATCATTGTTTTTGAGCAGGACGGATATAAGCAGAACGGCGCAAAAGTTATGATCCGTTCAAGTGTAAATATGCTCGGTGTTTTAAGACCGAAAAAAGAGGTGCTCTAATGGAATTGAAAGCAAAAAGTGCAAGTTTAATCGTCAAGATTTTCGCAGTTGTATTTATTGTAGTATGTGCCGTTCTCAAATGGCTAGGAATCTTTCCCGATGCAACGATAACTGAAATATGTATTGTTGGTGGAACGCTCGGTGCTATCTTTGGTGATGTATCTATCAATACTGCCATTGATAAGTTTACAAAGAAAAAAGAAGAGGGCGAAGAAAATGAATAGTTTATCAATCTATCTTATTTTGGGTGCGCTCATTCTGCTCGGCGGTCTTATCGCATTCGGATTCGGCAAACTCTGGACTGCAGAAAAGAAAAAAAGCGAACAGTTAAAGAATGAGCTTTTGGACTTGCAGAGGTCATTCAGCGCTTTGACGGCGTACATTCGCGAAGTCAATGAAATCAATATAGACAAAGAAGAATTCGCAGAAAAAATAAACGGGGCAGAAAGTGATGAAGAAGTTCAGAACATTATTAGTGATATTATTGCTGTCAACAATGGCAAGCTGTCGCACAACAAATAAAATCGAGTTACCGCCAAAGCCAGAGCGTCAGTATATAGACGCCCCAAAAGACCTGAAGGATTACGCAAAGGTCATCAATTACTATGAGCATCTTGTAGAACAATGGGAAGCGTGGGGTGCTACTGTTGAAAGTTTGACAAAAAATGAAAAAGAAGTAAAATAAACCTGTCGGACCATAGACCGACATTCTATTCACTTGCCCCCTTAGGCTTGAGTAGACAATAAATGCGGTATGGAACTGGAATCCCGCACCGCGTTTTCCGCCGTTTCAGAGTGCAATACTCACGGCGGTTTTTTTTGCCCTTACCGATAAAAAATAATGCAAAATTGCGTTTTTCTCTTTACAAAAAAATAAAATGGCTATATAGTGTTTATATCAGCGTGGGAAACTGATATACATAAAGCGAATTCGAATGAGAAAATCTAATTTTCTGTCATAGGAACTTTTATCGCTTGAGTTCAGGGTTCCCACCCGCTATGGCAGAAGATTAGATTTTTTTATTTTAGGGAGATTAAAAATTGGTTAAGGAAAATTCGTTTATTACGATTCAAGCCTTTATGGTGAATGAATTGAAATTAAAAGGGAATGAACTTTTAGTCTATGCGATTATATGGGGATTTTCGCAAGACGGTGAATCAGAGTTTACGGGTAGTTTGAATTACCTTGCAGATTGGTGCAATACTTCCAGACAAACAATAATTACAGTTTTACAAAGTCTTTGTGAAAAACAACTGATAATTAAAAATGTCGAGTACAAAAACAATCTAAAGTTTTGCACATATAAAAGCCTTATGGGTAGTCAAAATTCTTTACCACCCGTAAAAAAATTTAACAAGTGTAGTCAAAATTCTTTACAAGGGCGGTCAAAATTTTTGACTGGGGGTAGTCAAAATTCTTTACCTAATAATATATATAATAATATATTAAAAGATAATAATAATAGCGAAAATAAAAATGAAAATAAAACAGTGCCGCAAGCGGCAAGGGTTTGCAGAAACTGTCATACAAAATACAGTTATCAATTGTTCGAGTGTCCTAAATGCAAATGTAAAGAATCTGATTTTGGTACAATGTAAAAGAGGTTAGAAAATGATAGTGTTTCTTTTAATAGTTTGTATGGCAATTTTATTTAACATCATTTATGATATTTTCAAAGGGGGCGATGATTATGAAGGCTATTAAATTTATTCTGTTTCTTTTATTCTTACCGTTCATTGTGGTAATCGGCGCATTTGTCGGAATCACTCTGAATACAAAATTATTCTACAGTAAGTTTGTGAACGGCGATAGCGGAAAAGAACGACAGTATGAAAAATTAATCCGGGGTGTAAAAAAATGACTTATCGGTTTTTCTGTAAAAGATGTAGAAAAGATTTTGATGTCGCAATTTCTATCAACGATTATGCAAAAGAAAAAGATCGTCAGAAATGCCCGGACTGCGGGGCAAAACTTGAACGCGTAATTGAATGGACGGGAATTGCTACGGGCGAAGGTTCGGGGTGGTGCGGAAAAAGCACAGGGAATGCAATATGACAATCGAAAGCGTCAATGTTGGAAAGAAAAAGTGTTGACATAAAATAAATGCTGTGTTAAGATGTATACATCAAGCAATCAAGGGGGCTTAGATATGATAGTGAGAAATGAATTAGACTTGCCGCAGGCATTTATCAACGCGTTGAATCTGGAAAGACATAACGCAAAGGGTGAATATAGTGCGACAACCTTGCTCAAGGGCGCAACGGAAACAATTTTGACAGACAGACATTTTGACGAAATTGAAATTGATGTTGCGGACTGTGTATGGCAGATATGGGGAAGTGCAGTTCACTTGATTTTTGAGCGTGCGGGCATCGAAGGTTTCACCGAAGAAAAGTTTAGTGTTCCTGTAAGTAATTCAAAAGTTACGGGAAGGGTTGATTTGTATGATCTGGAAAATGAAACAGTTTATGATTGGAAAACTGCAAGCACTTGGAAAGTACAGTTTAACGATTTTTCAGATTGGGACAAGCAGGGCTTAATTTATGCTTGGTTGATGAAGCAGAGCGGACTGAAAGTAAAAGAAATAAAGTTCGTTGCACTTCTCAAGGATCATTCAAAAAGCAAAGCAAGAAAAGACGCAAGTTATCCGCAGAAACCTGTGCAGGTTCATACTGTAAAAGTTACAGAAAAAGCACTTGCAGAAATTGAACAGTTCATTAGAAACCGAATTGACGAAATTGAAAAAGCGGAATCAATTCCAGATGCAGAACTCTGCCCTTGCTCAAAAGAGGAAAGGTGGACAGACGGTGAAGAATTTGCAGTAATGAAAAACGGAAGAAAAACCGCCGTTAAACTTTTCAAGGAAAAGGAAGACCCGAACGCAAAGGAACACGCGGAAGCATACGCGAAGTCATTAGGCGATGCGCACTATGTAGAATACCGCGAAGCAACTTCAAGAAAGTGCCTTGATTACTGCAATTGCAAAAAATTCTGTCCTTTTTACAAAAAGATGTTAGAAGAGAAACTTTAGGCAGATAAAATTTATATACGGGCGACAATGCCCGTTCTTTTTTAAGGTGGTAAAAATGCAAGAGCTTTTATTTGACTTCCCCGAATATCAGATAGACAAAAAAATCAGACTTATAGAATTATTCGGCGGCATCGGTGCAGATTTTAAAAAGGCAGAAAAAGTAAACTCGAATACTCAACTGTATAAACAGGCGGGCAATGCGATTGTTAAACAAGTCTTAATGGCAATATTTCGACAGATGAATATAAAGGGCGTTGAGCCCTGGAACAAATAGATTTTCTGCATAAAAAAAGTGTTGACATAATTCTATAATCGTGTTAAGATAAACTATAAGCAATTAAGGGGGCTTTACTATGACAGAAGAAATGGAAAAAACATTTAATAGGTTACAATCTGAAATCGATGCAAAAAAAATCGAATGTAATTCTGGCAAATGTTCGTGCGGAGAATATTACGCAACAATAGCGGGTTTATTAACAGGGCATCTTGATAAATTCTACGGAAAAACTCTGGATATATCCCTTACGGTTTAACGAGGTGGAAAAATGAAAATATATGCTTGTCTTTATCATGATGAATACACAAACGAAAAAGGTGTAACAGAAAAATACACCGACAAAATTGTAGCGGTCGTAAAGGGCGATTATGAAGTTGATATTACTTCTGTTCCAGACTTTATGACATGGACTGTAAGCAAAAAAGAGTTTGAAGAAAGGTCGACAGACAGAGTTGAATTGTGGGGGGGGCTAACTAAATGATCGTTGCGGAATTTGATTTTAAGTCAGAGCAGGACAGAATAGCGAAGTGCTACGGGCTTATATTTGGAGATTTGGAAAACGGCAAAATCAAGCCGCGCAAAATAGTCTTGAGAAAACTAACAGCAATCAAGCCGCAGTTTTCAACAATCGAAAAATTGGCGCTGCAAAACGCCAGAATTATAAGGGGGAACTAAAATGAAAGTTTTAGAAAAGAAGGTTAAAAAAATCTTGTCTAAGAATAAGGCAAGCCGCGCGGATGATGACTTGTTGTATCTTTTGGTACTAAAAGAAATGAAGTTTGACATTTCAAAGTTTAGCGCCGAAGAATTCATCAAGAGTTATCGCAAAATGAAACTTCCGACAATCGAAACTGTCGGACGCGCAAGAAGAAAAGCGCAGACAGAAAATCCGATTCTAAAGCCGACAAAAGAAATCGAATTAAAGCGCAGAAAATGCGAACAATCTTTTTATGAATATTCTTTGATTAAAAAGAAATAGTGTTGACTTTCGGGGCGTCTTGTGTTAAGATAAACTATAAGCAATTAAGGGGGCTTTAATGAGATTTACAGAAGAAGAACTTTTTGCTTTGCAGATGCAGGGCGCGACAGTTTGGAAATGGGATTGCCTGTCTGAAATGTGGCAGTCAAACAAAGAAGTCGGGGACTTTGGTGACAGTAACGGAAACTACAGACTGTCAAAGCCTGTAGACCGTTACAATCTTAAAAGTCGGTCGTGTTCATCAAGGGGATAGAAGGTGAGAGGATTCAAACCGCTCGCAAGGGCGGACATTTTATTTATCGTGGTAGCGGTTGCTTATAGCGTATTATTAGCAATCGTCTACTTCTGGGGGTAATCTATGAACGATATTAATTCAGTTACAATCGGCGGACGATTGACGCAGGATGTGAGCGAGTATGATTTTCAGTATTTATCTACTGGATCGGCGAAACTTATTCTGCATCTTGCTTCTAATCATTCGGTAAAGAAAAACGGGCAATGGGAAGACGAGCCGTCTTATATCGATGTTTGTGTATGGGGCAAGTACGCAGAAAACATAAAGACGAAAGTACAGAAAGGCGCGCAGGTTGTTGTATCGGGCGCAATCCGTCAGGATCGCTGGCAGGATAAAACAACGGGCGAGAAAAAATCTAAAATGTGGATAAATGCCGACATCGTGCAAATAACAAGTGTGGGAAAAGGCTTTAATCCAAATACCGCATATTCTACCGCGCAGGAAGCACAGAACGCGGACAATCAGCAGACATTCGGCGGCGATTTTGAAGACAAGCCGCCGTTTTAAAAAGAGGTGAAAAATGGCTAATTACTTAAAGGACGGAACTAAAGACGGATGCAGATTCTCTGTATATCTGCGCCCCGCACAGTTAGAATGGCTTGACCGTGAAGCAGACAAAGCTAATGTTTCTCGCTCAAAGTTTATCGAACAGAAGGTTTTTCCGAAAGAATTGCAGTTGTTAAAGGACAAGAAAAAGAAAACTAATTAGAGGTGTTATCTATGAACGAAGAAGAAAAATCTGTATTTGAAACTTTATCAAGCATCGATTGTAATTCAAAGGTCGAAAAAAAGAACGGCTTGAATTATTTATCGTGGGCTTATGCGTGGGGTGAACTTTTGAAAGTTTATCCCGATGCGACATTTAAGGTTTACGAAAATAAAGACGGTTGGAACTACTTTACTGACGGCAAGACTTGTTGGGTAAAAACGGGCGTTACTGTAAAAGGTGTTGAACATATCGAGTATCTGCCAATTATGGACTACAAAAACAAGTCTATTCCTTTTGCGGGGGTAACAAGTTTTGATGTCAACAAGGCAATTCAAAGGTGTATCACAAAGGCAATCGCGCGTCACGGCTTAGGCTTGTACATCTATGCAGGTGAAGATTTGCCAGAGGATGCACAGACCGCGAGCTCTGAATACATTGACGGAATGATTAAAGTTATCAACGGCGCAATTCCGAACTTTAATGCAGAGCAGAAGGCTTTTGCAGAAAAAGCAATTGCAGAACGGAACGAGAAGAACTTAAAGTACATTTATCAAAGTTTATAATCAAAGCGCCCTTCGGGGCGTTTTTTATCTGGAGTAAAAATGAAAATAATCTGTAAAACAGAAATTAAAGAAAACGGGCTTTTACTTCTCTATCCTTCTAAAGCCGTAAAGCAAAAAATGATTCAAGCGTATAAACTCGCAGAAGAAAAAAGCGCGCAATATATGACGGTCGAATTTTGCCGCGTGTACAAATCGCGCACTACTGGATTAGGGTCGCAAAATAATAAGCTGCATTTCATTCTTGCCGAATTATGCAAAGCAACGGGAAACGATCTTGATGATGTAAAAGACGACGTAAAATACCGCGCAATAAAACGCGGTTATCCGTTCAAAGAAAATCCGTACACGGGCGAAGTAAAGCCCGTATCTACTAAGAAAATAAATACAGTTGAAATGTCTTATTTGATAGACGAAGCGATGCAACTTGCCGCCGAAGAAGGAGTTGTAATCGATGCAGAGCCGCCGAAAGCAGAGCCAAAAGCAGACGAAAAACCTTATGATATTTTTTAATTTTTCTCAAAAAAAAGTGTTGACAAGATATTATTATAGTGTTAAGATATAGACATAAAGCAAAGCAAAGGGGGCTTATTATGGACTATTCAAAGAAACTTGTAATTTCTGAAAAACAGTACGAAACGAAAGACGAATATTATCGTCTTACTTACAAGGCAGAAGGGCGCTATGTGCACGAAGACTGCGTGATGTATTACAAGGACGGGTCGGGTTATCCTGGATGCGATGAACTCGAGATCGAAAAAATTGAGATCATTGAAACGGAAATTTACAATCCTGCGACACGGGATTTTGAGCCGTTCAAGCCCGTCAAAGAACAGGTTGCAGAATGGGAAGAAGAAATCGAAGAATTCTTGAAGAATGCAGATATGGACGAATGGGACAACTGGGGAGACGATTATGACGAGAACTAGAGCAAAAGAACTTCTGCCAATTTTACAGGCATACGCAGACGGAGAGGCAATACAGTATCGAATAAGTCCACTAGACGAATGGGTCGACTTTACAGAAACCTTTGGTAATTTTAGAACGGATATTGAATACCGCATTAAACCTGTCGATTTTTCTGCCTCAAATT